GATTGGTCTCGGGGGTAGGAGTCGAACCTACGACCTTTACGTTATGAGCGTAACGAGCTACCACTGCTCCACCCCGATAGGTTGGGTATTTCTCATACCCTTGCAGTCTTCGTTTATTAGGGAGTTGTCATCACTGCTATATACTCTCTCTGGTGGGGTGCTTCATCTTATCTTCACAGACAGGATGAAGCGGGGTTGATGTCTTGATATTTATAAAAAGGACTCGTGGCTTGAAAGGATAGGAGGGCTCGAACCTCCGACACATGGGTTAGTCCCCACTGCTCTACCAACTGAGCTATATCCCCGCCTGTTTGCACAGGCTTATGTTTTAGGGCGCACAGCGTTACCTGTGATTTAATGGCCATGCCAACCCTGGTTTTTTCTTAGCCTTCAATTTTTCTTCATAACAAGTATCAACTATACCGTATGACACCTGTTGTCAGTATAGGCGGTTTTATTCCGCCAACCCATTTTGCCTATTCACCACCAACGGGTTTTCGGCGGACGCATGAGCTGCTGTCTATGCCTCTTCCGAGGGTTAGGAGGTCTGCCGCTGGGTCCTTCCCGCACCTTGGAGTATCACGTACCCCTTGACCTCCCAGTATGTCCTGACCGTTACCGGTCGTTAGCCAGGAAAGCGTCAAGGTCGCTCTTGCGGAACAGCCAGCGTCCTGCAGGCTTGGTGCAAGGGATGAGCCCCTGTGAGATGTAAGACTGCATGGTACGGAAGCATACGCCTATATACCGTGCCGCCTCAGTGCTCCTTAAGTACGTCTCTTTTCCCATCAGCTTTCTCGGTTATATTGTTTACAATGCCAGTGGCATGTGTATAGTCAGATGTTTTGCCGCCCGGTTCTTAGCCAGGTAGCGGTCGTATTCCTCCATCAGTGTGGCGGCGTTGAACCTCAACGGTGAAGACTGGCTCGCACCCTTACGGTAGCTGAACTGCGGTCTGCCGTTCTCGTCATCCTTGATGCGGTAGAGTAGCCATACGGAAATACCGAGGCGGGCAGCGGCTTCCTTGGCCGACACCAGTCTCTCTTCCTTATTCTGCAGCTGTGACTGAGCCTTGACGTAGGCTGCCATCCATTCAGGGTTGTTAGCCTGCTCCTGCACGATCAATCGTGACAGTGTTTGAAGTTCATTAAATGATAACGCCATACCACACCAAATTACGTTATTTCACTTCTTTTTACTTACCTCCTGGGGTTCCACCACTTTGATTGTAATGGTGTTTGTATTGCGGTCGATGTTGCATGTGTAAGTCATGCCGTCTTCACGCGGATGCGCGTTCTTGGTATATGTGACAAGGTTCTTCGCAGACATACAAGCCATGTAATTCGGCAGCTTCACCACAAGGGTTCCGCCTTTACCGATGCTCTGAATGTCGTTTGTAGAGATTTTGTCCGCAATCATAGTCTCTAAAATTGTATCGTTTTTACTTTATTATACTTCAAAAGGTTTGGTACTTCCGTGATATAACGTATCTTTGCATCGCCAAATGAGTTCTACGTTTGTTCTAACCGGAAATTGGAACAATCGCGGAAGCGCCGCACCTTTTTGTTTTACCAACTCTGGTGCGAAGATAAAGTGTTTTGACGTGAAATATTCGTCAAATAACGGATTTAACATTACTTTAACATTTGCACTTATGGTTATCGGTAAAAGACATGAGAGATTCGAGAAGGCTATCAATTATCTGCAGAAGGAAAAAATCCTTGATAGCAAGAATGTTGTGAAATCTATATCAGAGGGGATGGGAAGACACCCGAACAATGTCCGCTCAGCTATGAGGGGTGATTCGGAATACCTCACTTTCAAGTTCGTGAAAACATTCTGCTCAGTCTTCGGTAATGTAATTTCCCCGGAATGGATTTGGGATGGCGTAGGTGATATGGTATGTGTCGAGAACACCTTGTTTCAGGAAGAGCCTGAAGTGTCAGAGGAAACTCTTCAGCGGCTATCCAGGGAAGAGCTGATAGTGTTGGTCAAACAGCTCATCACCCTTCACAGCGAACAGAACGAGATGTACCGGATGATGATAAAACAGAATGAGGAGATGATACGTAACGGTCAGAGCCGTTTCAATGACATAACGAACATCATATATAAGAACGTGCAACAATGAATTTGTGAACCAAAGTCGTACCACCGAATCGTATAACCCATTGATATAAAGGATGAATGTGGTCCCGAGCGGATCACGAGGTGGGAAGGAAAATGCGGATTCAGCCGACCGCGCCCACCAAAATCCAGGCTGATTTTCAGTAAGTTATAGATTCGACGTCCGACAAGTGACACACCGGACATGTGTACCGCGCAATTACGCAGAATTACGCAATTCTACGCATTATTACGCAATTGTGTGACACCAAAGTCGTACCAACGGTGTGTACCATTTTGACAAACCTATAACTACTGAGATATGAAGATAGCAAAAACAAGGGTTGTCTTTGACAGACACAACACCGCGACCCGCAAGACGGCGGCATCAGTCTATATCGAGGTCTCTTATGACCGGGTACGCAACTTCTACAACACCGGGATACGTCTGTGCGCCGGTCAGTTCAAGGATGGTAGAGTCATCAACCACGGACAGATGGCGGAGTATCAGCAACGCATCAATGACATGCGCTCCGAAATCGAGGATTACATCACCGCCAAGATCAAGGCGAAGGAAGAGTTCACCCTTGAAGGGCTCAAACAGTTTATGGACGGCCGTGTCACCGGCACCAAGGATTCGTTCCTGCGTTTCATGCTCAAGCGCATCAACGAACGTCCGATAAAGGAAACCACAAGGAAATCCCAGATGTCCGTTTACAACACATTGCGCAGGTGGGGGCATATAAGGCAGTTCGGTGACATCACAGACGCCAACATAAGGCTGTGGGATGACCTGGCGCATCAGAACGCCGAGAAGAGGAAATCCGTCTGGAACTACCATAAGATTCTCAAGATATACATACGTGAAGCTATCGAGTTCGGTCACATCACTGACAACCCATATACACGGATCAAGCCCCAACGTGACAACCCGACCGGTCATCGGTATCTGACACAAGAGGAGCTGGACCGGATAAAGTCACTTCCCTTACCTGAGAAGCCTCTGCGTGATGCGCGTATGTGCTTCCTGTTCCAGTGTTATACAAGTATGGCCTATGCAGACATGAAGGTGTTCGACATAGCCAATGCCAGGAGCATCGGAGGGCGTCTGCGTATGAGGGACAACCGCGTCAAGACAGGCGAGGAGTATAACATCACGCTTCTCAAGCCGGTGCTTGACATACTCAAGGAATGCAATTATCGTCTGCCGGTTCAGAGTGACCAGTATTACAACCGCAACCTGCAGGTGATACAGTTCCGCGCCGGGATCCAGACGCATCTCACGTCACACGTGGGACGTCATACCTTCGCCACGTCGATAGCGCTCAAGAACAAGATACCTGTCGAGGTGTTGCAGAAGATAATGGGACACAACAGCATCAAGACAACACAGATATATGCCAAGGTGCTGCAGGAGTCCGTTGACGAGGCGTTTGACCAGCTTAACGCCATCTTATGAAGAAACAGGGGCGCTCATGTGAGTACCCCTGCTTTGTTCTTGTCTATCCTCACGGACGGATTCAAACTCAACCAATGTGCTTAATAGGAAAATTAAGTCTTTGTTTTTATATATAGTATGACAAAGGTTACAATCAGTAGGATGATGCCGACCTTACCTGATACAATCCAAAACTGCTGCAGTGCTGTCAGTTCTGCCGGGACGTATTCAGTCGGTCCCGGAACTGGATAAGGAATAGAATCTCTCTTAACGTTGGAGAGAGAGTCAATCTGCGCTTGTAAGTATTTTTCGTATTTGTAGTCCCTTTCCCAGTGCCACTTCTCGATGAGGATGGTATCTCCGTCCTTGCGAAAGGAGGCGGAGTCGCGAACTTCCCGGTCGCGATATACTATGCTGTCACGCATTACAGTATGTTTTATAGTGTCATGCTCATAGTGGTACTCCGGGACGGGCTGGTAGATTATCCTCGTGCATCCTGCAGTAGATAGCAGCGCCACCAGACAGATGAGCAGCAACACCGACATGACGATGTATTTAATTACTTTCCTCTTCATGGCTCTTGCGTTTATTGTGAAGAACTTCCATCACCTCGTCTTCGGGTATCCCCAGCTTGCTGGCAATCTCACCGGTGAGGGATTTGGACATGAGTTTTAAGAACGGGAAATCCGGGAAGAGGATGAGCATCGAAGCTGATGAGCTCCAGAGCTCCACGAGGCAGATGGCACCTCCGATGACCTTGGCCGTGACGGTGGAG